CTTCAACTACTACTTTTTCTTTTGTTTTTACACGCAAAGCTTTCCACTCTGATTTTGGGACGAATGTCCATCCGTAAGATTTTACTTTTTGGTCAGCTTCTGTTTCTAATACTCTTCGGATTTCTCCGTCTTTACTTTTAATGCACTTCATAGATTTCTCTCCGCGTTTAAATTGTTATTTACTATATTTGTTAATTAAACTAAAATTGTTTATAATCCAATTATTTACATCTCCCAATGCATCAATAACCTTCATGCTCATTGCTTTTTTAATAAAAGATAATTTATCCAATTTGGATACATTCTCTTGATATTTAGCATTAATCTTTAATCTTGTGTTAGATGATATTTCTGGATTTTCTAATTGCATTAATCTGAAATTTCTTTCTACAATTGGTTTTCCATCCAAAATATCTTTGTAAATTTTAGGTCCTTTACCAGAACCACGTTCTTCACATAACTCAAATAATTTATCAAACTCTATTCTTTCCGATTCCACCACTTCTGGAAATCTCTTAATAATTGTTTTGAGACCACACCCACCAATGCCATTAATATTATCGGAGGTGTCACCATCAAGACAACGATATACCATAAAATTATTGGGATGGATGCCAAACTCCTCAACAATCGTTTGCTCCGTATATAATTTCTTTTTGCTTGGTGAGTAAACTTCAACATTTGATTTAACTAATTGTAAAAAATCCTTATCAGATGACATTACTATTGCTCCATCATCTTCCGTAACTAATTGTGATGCAATATATCCAATCACATCATCTGCTTCTATACTATCAAACAACATAATATCAACAGGAAGATATTCAAGCAATTCTATTAGGCCAATCATTTGGCGTTTCATAGAAACACTCTCATCTTCCTTTGACATCATATCTTCATATTGACGATTTACTCTAAAACGGCTTTTACCTCTATCAGCTTTGTATCCACTAAATATCTTTTTACGGCTGTCCGAACCACCTTTACCATCAAATACAATGATACAACGAGTTGCTTTGTATTCTCTGATTGCATAACCTATACTTTTTAGGAAGCCAGTTATACCACCGATGTGGTCACCATTATCATCCATTGCGGGATTTACCGTCCATGCTCTGATAAAAGTATTTAATCCATCTACTAATAGAACTTTTGAGTTTAATGATTGGTCTTTTACTTTCGTATGTTCCTCACTAACTTCATCTAATAACCTTTTATATAACTCGTTCATATGTTTGTTTATTCATCACCTAATACTGCCGTATCTACTACTAGATTATCTGTATCCAATGAATCCTTTTTGTATTGTAGAATAGTAAACTCACAAATTCGTTTATATATTTGTTCTTTTACCGATGGGTTATTTTCCAACAAATCTTGCAATTCTTTGGCTTGGAATTTAAATTCTTCACCAGTTTCAACGTCAACATATGTGTACCATGCACCACCTTGCTTAACAAAGTCATAATCTTTCATTGCTCCCAACCATGCTCCGTAGTTGTCAATACCTCTATCAAAGAAAATATCAAAATCTGCTGAACGCAATGGTGGTCCTAATCTATTCTTAATAACATTGGCTCTTACTTTGATACCAACTACTCTCTCATTACCCTTTGCATCCTTTGCTTTGATTTTACCAGTTGATGCTAATCTCAACCTAACCGAAGCGTGGAATGCGATTGCTTTACCACCTGATGTAGTCCAAGGGTCTGAAAATGCCATTGCGTTCATCTTTTGGCGTAATTGGTTTGTGAATACTAATGTAATCTTTTGTCTACCAATCACATTTGTGATTTTACGCATTGCTTTTGAAATGATGATTGCCTTATCAGTCGCGTATCCATCCTTACCATAATCAGCTTCCAACTCTCTCTGTGTAGATGCTGCTGCTACTGAATCAACTACGATAGTTACTAACTTATCTTTATCACCTTTTCTTACTTGCTCAATGATTGTATCAATTGTTTCAAATATATCCTCTACGGTATCAGCCGTAATATATAATAGTTTGGATACATCTACACCAATTGCATCAAAGAACTCTCTACTTACCGCAGTTTCTGTATCAATCAATACTGCAACACCACCTTGCTTTTGCGTTTCTGCTAACACGTGTGCTGATAATAATGATTTACCACTCTGCTCTAATCCCGTAATTTCCGTAATTCTACCAATTGGAAATCCACCAAATGGTCTATTGGAAACTGCCACATCCAACATAGTTGCCCCAGAGGACACCCACCCCGTTATATTGGTGGGTGCATCCTCCGAGTCATCATCTAAAAAGAACGCAACCTTTTGGTCTTTGTATTTCTTATTTAGATTATCGGCAATTTGTTGTGCTAAATCCACTTGAACTTTTGCCATTGTAACTCCTTTTTATTTTATGAATTGAATAAATCTTCAAATGCCGATGCTACATCAACCTTTGTAGAAGCAGGTTTTTCTTCTGCTACATCCCAAGGTAACTCTGTAATTGGCTCTACCGATTTAGGTACTGCGATTGGTTGAGGTGCTACTTGCTCCTGAACCGATTGTGGTTTAGGTGCTAATGTTTCAGATGTAACCGATGGTGCAGGTGAATCTTCATCCTCATGTTGTGCAGTTGGGTTTAACCAATTTTCTAAAACACCTTTTAATTCAGCGTAAGATAACTCACTATAAATGTCAGTAATTTCTGTCTGCTCATTTAATAATTTGTTTTCTAACTCTGAATTTTCAGTTAATTTAGTTACATTTGGTTTTACTCTGATACGAGTTTCTGGATATGTTTTACCAGCTTCTTCTACGATTTCGATTACTACATCACGACCATCGTTCTCATCGGTAATATCACCATAATCAGGGTCTGCAATGATTGCAAGAATCTCTTGATATACAGTTTTACCAAATCCCCAAAACTTAACTCCCTCGCTTTCTTGTCCACGAATAACCACAGGTGCGAATGTACGCAATTTTGGCTCCATCTTTTTACCTGCTTTCCAATTTTCAGTATCACCTAATCGTTTTAATTTTTCGGCAAACTCTAAAATCGGGTCAGGTCTTCCAAATGAAGCTGGTGATAAATAAGTTTTGTTGTTAATGTTGTAATGAAATAAAAGTTCGATGAAAGGATTTTCTTTGTTGAACTTATAAGGAACTATGCGTAATACATATTTTCCTGGTTTTGGTTTCCATAAAGCATCTGTCTTTTTGGATGTGTTTTGCAACGAATTGAGACGTTGCTTGATTGCATTAATGTTCATAATGTACGCTTTTGTTTTTAAGTTTTATTTATTTTAGATTTTAAGATTATCGCGATAAATCTTACACGTATAAATATCGGATTCTTAAAATGTTGAAACAAAGATACGAATATTTTTTTGTATCTCCAAATTATTTACCCCATTTTTTGTTTTGTACAATTTGGGCAATAATTCCATAGACTGATAAGTCCTGATATGTATCTGTAAGTGATTCACCTACATTATCTTGTGCACCAATAATAATCATTTGTTTTAATCTGTTGATTTTATCGTTGATACGAAACCATAATCCCGTAAGGGATAGTTTAACATCGGCATCACTTCTACATTCAGTTCCTACTGAAATGTTACCTGGTCCGTAGTTTGATTGTTTGCGGCAGAATAGTTCATATTGTTCTACCATAATGCGTTTGTATTCCGCAGTAGTTTCTGGATAATCTTTTTCCGCTTGAGCCACTATTTGTGGGTCTGTGTAATCGTTCTGTAACATATTTTATTTTGGTTTTAATTAATTTGTGCTCCTTCAATCTCAATCACATCAAATACTCTAGTTGTTATTTTTCTAACTCCTTCTGCATTTGTAAGTAATATACAATTTCTGTACTCTTCCCAATTCACTTCGTACTTATCATCTAACATCCCACCGGTCTTTTCCATTATTAATTGGTTTAGAGCATTGATTGTATATAAGGTATTAGTTTGTTTCTTTCTGTGTACTAATATTGTTTTTAATTCACTTTCTGGATGTTGTCCTTCAACAACTACATTATATGTTATGAATAAATCGTTAGGGACGTTTTTGTTTTGTAAGACATATATGTAATTATATGCTAATATATAACTTTTTTTTATAAAATCCAAATTATTCTCAATATCTTTTTTAGTTGAGAATGTACATAGTAACTGCGTCTTTATCATATCTTCATTTTATACTCCCTATAAGTATAATAGAATGAATTATTACTATCTTTTTTACCAAAACATTTATGGTTTGGGGTTATTTTTTTGCTTTATCTTGTAAACAATTTCTAATATCTTTGCCAAAGTAACTTGCTACTTTTTGATTAGTACCAGCTGTCCTCCATTGGTCATTAAATAATTCAACTTCTTTACCCTCATTCATTACACTAACTTTTTCACCACCAGGTGTTACTCTTGATTTTTTTAAAAGATGTTCTTTAAGTCCATTTTTACCTTCTGGTGTACTCAAATCACCTTTATATCCGCTTTGTTCAGCTATACAATTTCTAATCATAGATGGTTTTACACCATTGTAACCCATTTGTATTAAAATTGCATCATCATCTTCATCATCCAAATCTATGTAAGTTCCCAAATGCATTGCATCCATTACACCAGAAATATAAGCTTGTGTATGTTTTCCGTTATTGGCATTAGGTCTTTTATCAGGGTCATATCCATCTGGTGCATCATCTTCAAATAATTTTTGAGTTACTTCAGTATGAACGGCAGTTACTATATCTTTTTCAGCTTGTTTTATAGCTATGGTTTCATCATTTACACCAAATTCTCCTAATTTAATTGCTATTTTTCCAAATGGTACATATGGTAATTGTATCTGTCCTAATGATTTTATAGGTCCAGTTTCTTTTCCGTTATCATCTTTATAAAAAGTTCCCCCATCTTTTTCTATAAGGCGTGAGTTTCCGTTCTCATCATATAATCTACTATTGGAATATTTATTCATCAATTCTAATTTTTCTTTGGTAGATAAGTTTTTCCAATCTTTACCATTAGACTGAATGTATTTTGAAAATCTATGTTTACCATCAGTAGCAATACTATTTAAGGTATCCATATAACTTTTCATTTTTTTAGATTCGCAAGCAGAAACTATTGAATCATCAATTTTTATTTTAGCTTGACTTTTTACCGTAGCAGCTGCTGCATTAGAAACTTTTTCAATACCATTCTGAATTGTTTTAGAAACACCTTCGGATACATCCGTTCCAAACTTAATTTGCATCAATCTTAATCTTTGAGCAGGAGTTGTGTTATTTTGGGGGTCTTTAATTTCGGAATCTTTTTTATTTGAAATACTAACTATTTTAGTTCTTCCATTTTTATCCTTTCCTATTACAAATGTATCGTGATAACTTTTAAACTTTTTAAATAATTTTAATTGATGTTCATAATATTTTTTATCAGCCCCTTGCGAATTTGAAACCATATCTTCTAAATGAGATTGTACCGCATCGTTTAATTCAGTAGTTGATTGTACAACTTTATATGGTCTAGATGTATCCAATTTAGATTCATTTAATCTATTAATAGTTGATAATCCACCAGCGTAAGCAGCTTTCATCCAATCGGTATAAACATCTGGTTTACCATCAAATCCTGTTTTTCCTTTTTTATGAAATACACCATCTTTATCTGATATTGCTTTTTTTAAATTAATTTCTGCAAATACCTCTCTTTCAGCTAATACTTTTAAAAACTCATCACTATCAGATTTTAATCCCAACGAACTAGCAAACTTTTTTTGTTCAATATATAATTGTTTACCACGTAGTTCTTGTATTTTTGTTTCTATTTTTTGAGAATTTTCTTTTTTAAATTCATCCAAATTATTTATTGAATGACAAAATTTAGATTCACCCTCACTTGCAACAGGACCACCAGCACCAGCTATACCTTTTTCTCTGTTTGATTCAACTTCATTTTGATATTCAGTTATTATATCCAAACTACCATTATTCAAATCATCAAGTATTTGTTGTTGAGTAGGTCCATTTGGTGCATCTTTGTAATTTTTATTTTTAGTATCAAATCCAGTTCTGTCAATATTTTCAGGTTCTACTTTAGCTTGAGGTGTTTCACTTGATGTATTGGGTTTTGGTTCTTTTTTTGATGTATCACTTACCGTACCTACCGTTGTTTTCTTACCCGCAATTGTTATGGGTGTATCTGAACGCATTTTGTGTTGAGATTTATAATCAGTAAATGCTGCTTTGTTTTGAAAATCAAGTTCAGCTATTACATTTTTATACAACTCACCTAAAATATCGGATTTGTACTCCGCAAGTTTGGTAGTATCTAATATTTCACTTAAAATATCTACGTGATTTTTATTTCGTAAATTTACTATACCTACTCTATAAGAAAGTTCTTCTAAAACTTCTTGATAAATTTCATCTAAATTATCTAAAATCATAATTTTCACCTGTTACTATTGTTGCTGGAAACTCTTTTGAATCTATTATTTTTTCGTATATCTCTTCATATAAATATGTAATTTCATAATTAGGAACATCAAAAACAAATGCAT